AGCCCTGCAACTCGGCGAACGGGAATACCGACGCTTTATCATCAACAAATTCGCACATCAGCAGGTTGTCGTATTCCGCCGGGCTGTATTCCAGCGAAAGCTGATCGAGGTCGAACAGGTTGCAGCCGCCGGTCAGCGCATCTTCAACCGTGACAATCTGCCGCCACTGCCCGTCGGCGCATAGCGCGCCTTTCGCCAGATGGCTATGTGACAGGTCGATTTCAACCCGGTCTGATTTGCTGCGGCGTCCCTTGTTGAACAGCTCCCCGGACCAGAACGGATAGGCGCTGTGTGCCAGACTCGACGGGGTAGAAAAGTAGGTGCTGCGCCATTTCTTATGCAACGACATGCCCGACGCCACTTTGCGCAGCTCCTGAAACTTCGGTATCCAGAAATATTCGTCTAAGTACAGATTGCCGGTATAGCTCTGCGCGGTGCGAACGTTGGTGCCGAGGAAAATTAGCCGTGCGCCGTTCGGTAGCACAATCGGATCGCCTTTCAGGTCCACATCCACCTGTCGGGCAAAGTCGATAATGTAGTTTTTGAAGACATGCGCCTGCGCCTTACTGGCTGACAGGAATATCTGATTACGCCCGGTAGTCAGCGCGTCGATCAGCGCTTCGCGGGCGAAATAGAACGTTGCGCCAATCTGGCGCGATTTGAGGATGTTGCGGATCCGGTGCTGCATCCCGGCGCGGTGCCATCCCCTTTGATATTCGAAGGACTCACCCATGAAAATATCGCCGAGTTTTCCGATAGATTCATCACTGAAAACGTTCTTCTCCGGCGCTTTGCGGTCCCCTTTGTTGCGGTTGGCGACGTTCGGATTCAGGTCGGCTTCGCTGCCTGTCATGCTGTAGCGGTTAACCCGCGCCAGTCGTTCAATCTGTCGGCCTAACAGGTCGATTTCTTTGTAATCACTTCCCCCTTTGACGTCTTTTAGTACGAGCTGGATCAGCCGCGCTTCCATGCTGGCTTCAACGCGAGAGATAGGGGCAATGTCCTCCCATTTATCGCGTGTTTTCCAGCTCTGCACGGTGGGCGTTTTCTGGTTCAGCATTTCCCCAATCTGGCGCACAGAAAAACCCTGCCAGTAAAGCAGTGCCGCCTGTCGTCGTGGGTCGCTGAGTATGGTGCTGTTTGTAGTGATCATGCCGTCACGTTACCGACTGGCCTGCCAATCTTCGCGCGGTCCACGTTGTGCCATCGAGCATCAACCCGCGCCCGCTGGCTGCGTGGCGCTGCTCTCGGGAAACTAGCTATCTCGAAACATCCACACCACCGGAGTCAGAAAGATGGCAACAAAAGCAAAGCGTTTTCGCATCTGCGTAGAAGGGGCGACCACTGACGGGCGCACCATTTCTCGCGAATGGATTTCGCAAATGGCGGCAAATTACGATCCGCAGGTTTACGGTGCTCGCATTAACATGGAGCACATCAAAGGCTATTCGGCTGACAGCACTTTCCGCATGTTTGGTGATGTAAAGGCGTGTTATGCCGAAGAAATTACCGAAGGCGCACTGGCGGGAAAATTGGCCCTCTACGCTGATATCGATCCGACGCCTGAACTGGTCGCCATGACGAAGGCACGTCAAAAGGTTTACACCTCAATCGAAGTTAATCCGAAATTCTCCGATACCGAAGAAGCCTATCTGATTGGTTTGGCTGTGACCGACAGCCCGGCCAGCCTCGGCACCGAATACCTGCAATTCAGCGCGAAGGCTCAGCAGAACCCGCTGGCGCACCGAAAACAATCTGCTGAAAACCTGTTTACAGCCGCCGAAGAAACGCTGATCGAATTTGAAGAAATCGAATCACGTCCCTCTCTGGTTGACCGCATTAAACAAACCTTCTCCCGTAAACAAGCCAGTGATGACGCCCGTTTTACAGAGGTTCACGACGCCGTGACCGAAGTGGCCGATCACGTCCAGAAAGGGCTGGAAAGTCAGGACGTCAGGCTGACTAAGGTGGAAAACACCCTGACTAAACGTCTCGACGCGCTGGAAAAATCCACGGCGAAAGACAGTGAAGAATTCAGCGCGCTGAAAGACAAGCTGGAAAAATCCCAGCCTTCGACGTTCACGCAGCGCCCTCCGGCCAGCGGCGGCAGCAACAACCCGGAAGACACCGTGACCGACTGCTAAGCGCCGTCATTCTCAGATTAATGATCCTTTGTAATAGGAAAAGAAATGCGTAAAACAACCCGCTTTAAATTTAATGCGTTTATGACGCAGCTCGCGAAGCTCAACGGTATTCAGTCCGATGAGCTGAACAAGAAATTCAGCGTTGAGCCATCTGTAACGCAGCGCCTGATGACGCGCGTTCAGGAGTCCTCGGAATTCCTCAAGCGTATCAACATCATTCCTGTTGATGAAATGAAGGGCGAAAAAATCGGCGTTGGCGTATCCAGCACTATCGCCAGCACCACAAATACCAGTGGCGGCGACGTGCGCGAGACTGCGGATTTCACCGCGTTGGATGCCGAAGGTTATTTCTGCCAGCAGACTAACTACGATTTCCACTGGCCTTACAACAAGCTCGACCTGTGGGCGCGTTACAACGATTTCCAAACGAAATTACGTGACGCCATTATTCAGCGTCAGGCGCTTGACCGCATTCTGATCGGCTTCAATGGCTTTACCCGCGCGCCGACCTCTAACCGTCTGAAATACCCGCTGTTGCAAGACGTGGGTGAGGGCTGGATGCAGAAATATCGCCGCAACGCCGCTAAGCGCGTGTTGGGTAGCAAGCTGAATGACGACGGCACAATCTCCGCGCTGCCGGTGAAAATCGGGAAAGGCGGTGTTTATGCCAACCTCGACGCGGCGGTGATGGACGTAGTGAACAGCCTGATCGATCCGGTGTATCAGGACGACATTGAACTGGTTGTTATCTGCGGGCGTCAGCTGCTGGCTGACAAGTATTTCCCGCTGGTCAATCAAACGCAGGCTAATACCGAATCAATGGCGGCAGATTTGATCATCAGCCAGAAACGCATCGGCAATTTACCCGCCGTTCGTGTGCCGGGCTTCCCTGCCAATGCCTTCTTTGTCACCCGTCTGGATAACCTTTCTATTTACTGGCAGGACGAAACGCACCGCCGCCACATTGAAGAAAACCCGAAGCGTGACCGCGTAGAAAACTACGAATCTATCAATGACGATTACGTGGTTGAAGATTACGGCTGCGGCTGCATCGTTGAAAACATCGAAATGCTGGCGACTGCTGAGCCTGAAGTGGCTGCATTGTCTGCTGCGCCTAATGATTATAGCGGCCTTGCTGCTGCCATTATCGAAGCTGCAAAAGCGTTGAGCGCTCAACCCGAAGCCCAGCCAGAAGGCAAGGCAGAAGACGAGCCGGAAAACCAAGACGATAAGTCAGGCGACAAGAAGGAATAAGTCATGATCAGCCCTGCCCGTAGTCACTTTTTGCGGCAGTCAGCTATCGAGGCCGCGCAGCAGGATAGCAACCTGCTGCGCCATGCGACTGGCTACGAACTGCAACTAAGAAAGCTCAATGAGGATAAAGCCCGGCTAAAACAGGTCAAGTCGAACGAAACCAAAGCCGAGCTAAAACGCAGCATGCTGCCGGATTATGCGCCTTGGGTTGACGGTGTTCTCGCCGAAGGCAAGGGGGCGCAGGACGCCATTTTAATGACCGTGATGATCTGGCGTCTGGATGCCGGAGATATTGCCGGTGCGTTGGAAATAGCGCGTTACGCCCTTAAGCATAAGCTCGCCACCACTGAGGACTTTACCCGCCCGACAGGCTATCTGTTGGCTGAGGAAGTTACGCTGCTTGCCCTGCGCGAAATGGCGGCAGGCGAGACGGTGGACATTGAGCCGCTTCTTAACACGCTTGAACTGACTGACGGCGAAGACATGCCCGACCTTGTGCGCGCCAAATTGCACAAAGTCGTCGGCACGGTTTATCGCTCGTTGGGCAGGGCTGGACTTGCTTTACAGCATATGCAGCGCGCCTACCAGTTGGATATCAACAGCGGCGTTAAAAAAGCGATTGAGCAGCTGGAACGCGAAATTAAAAAGGCATCCGGCGGCTAACAAAATGCGCCCCGCGCAGGGCGGCACGCCAGCCGCGACAGGTCTTTGGCCTTGTTAACGCTGGCGTCCACCGCCCCCCATTCAGAGGTATTTATGTCACTCGTTATTAGCGAGCCACCACCACCGGCAGCGGCGGAACCCGCGATCAGCAATTCCTTTTTCTGGCCCGAAATCAGCCCGGCTGAACTGCGTGACACCCTGCGGCTGGAAGGCACCGTGACGCCGAAGCGTCTGCGCTCAGTTGCTATCAGCGCCATGACCGAAGTGAATGCCGAGCTATTCAACTATCGCGCAGCGCAAATGACCTGCGGATTTAAAGAGCTGGCCGATGTGCCTGCTGACGACATTGACGGCGAAAGCGTCAAAATCAGCGCCTATTTCAACGCGGTGTCATCAATGACGGCGGCGATACTGGCAGAGCGCTACCCCGGCAACGACACAACCGACAAAGGCAGTCAGAAAGCCGTCATTGTAGAGCGCACCGTTGATGAACTGTGGCGCGATGCTCGCAACGCTATTCACGACGTCGCAGGCGTGAGTCATTCCATCATTGGGCTGATTTGATGAAAGTTTACGCCCAGCAGGGCGACACCGTAGACGTGCTTTGCTGGCGGCACTACGGGCGCACGGCCTCTGTGGTTGAGCAGGTTTACGCGGTTAACGTTGGGTTAGCCGATTTAGGGGCAGAGCTGCCCCACGGTTGCGCGGTTGAGCTTCCTGACATGGCGCAGGCCACGGTCAGCGAAACCGTCTCGCTTTGGGACTGATAAATGGAGAAATTCACGACGTTTTTCTGCTACTGCATCGCGGTTTTCATGGCGTGGCTCGGCGGATTATCCCCGCAGGATATTGCCTTTTTGGTCGGCGCGGTGATGGGAGTTGGCACTTTTATCGTTAACTGGTACTACCGCCGCAAAACGTTCCGACTGTTGCAAAGCATGGGTATCGACAGGGGGATTAATGACGCCATCAACCGTTAAGCGCTGCGCCGTGGCGGTGGTGCTCGCCCTTGCCGCGCTGTTGCCACAGACTGCCGGGATCCAAACCTCCGAAGAAGGTTTGCGCCTGATTGCCGACTTCGAGGGGTGTCAGCTGACGCCCTATAAGGATTGTGGCGGTGTGTGGACCAGCGGCATCGGCCACACGTCAGGCGTGACCGGCGGCAAGCCAATCACCGAGGCGCAGGTTGCTGCGAATTTTGTGGCGGATGTTCAGCATGTTGAGCGCGGTATCGCGCGGTGTATGCCGGGAGCGTTGCCGCCGCAGGTTTATGACGCTGTGGTGTCTTTTGCCTTCAATGTGGGTGTGTCTGCCGCGTGTAATTCAACGTTGGCGTTTTTCATCAATAAGGGTGAATGGCGTCAGGCCTGCGAACAGTTGCCGCGCTGGGTGTTTGTGAAAGGCGTGCGTTCTGCCGGGCTTGAGCGTCGCCGCAAGAATGAAATGGCTTACTGCCTGAAAGGAATTTGATATGCGTCTAATCATGGGGGCAATCGTGTTTATCGGTTTCTTTGCTCTGGCCCAGATGTTCCACATTCAGAAACTGAACCGTGAGGCAGTGGCTAACCAGCGAATTATCGGCACGCTGTCGTCAGGTATTGAAAGTCGTGATCGCGTGATTGTGCGGTTGCAGTCGGAAACCGAAGAGCGCGAGCAGTTGGGCCGTGAACTGCGTGAATCTCTCGGCGCTGCCGGGCAGCAGGCGCGGGATCGTGAATATGAAATCCAAAGGTTACTCAATGAAAATCAAGCACTGCGGGACTGGTTTGCTACTCCTTTGCCTGTTGACGTTATCCGGTTGCAACAGCGCCCGGCCTTCGCCACCCCCGGAGATTATTTACGTTGGTTGTCCAGCCGTCAGCAGTTGCCCGATCCCGGCTAGTCAGCCCAAAACTAACGGCGGTTTAACCGCCGATATCAGAAATCTGGAGGCCGCATTAGTGGCCTGTGGCCTCCAGATTGAAACGGTTAAACAGTGTCAGGAGAATCACCGTGCTAAAGCCATTGCAGTTACGAGAATATCTGACAGCCCGCGTGCCGGTGCTCAAAACCAGCCCTGAACAGCTACGTATTTTTGTTGATAGTGGCCGTGTCGTTTCGACGCTTGCCGCATCGCTGTCGCACGAAAAACAGTACCAGCTCAACCTGCTGATCACAGATTTCACGCAGGACGCTGACATGCTGCTGGTGCCGATCCTTGCATGGCTGCGGGAGAATCAGCCGGACATTCTGGCAACCCCCGAAAAGCAGCAGACCGGTTTCACCTTCAAAGCCGACATGCTCAACGATGGCAGTTTTGATATCAGCATTAACCTGCAGCTGACCGAGCGAACATTGGTTAAGCAGGAGGGCAGCGCGCTGCGGGTGACTAATCTCCCTGAGCCGCCATTACCGGAGGATATCGACAGGCCGCGCGAACTGTATTTGCATGGCGAGCTGGTGAGCGCGTGGAATGAGTGAGTTAACGGCATTCGATAGCAGGCTGGCGGCGCTGATCGCCGCGCTGTCACCGCAAAGCCGTAAGGCAATGGCGGCGACTATCGCGAAGCGTCTGCGTAAGCATCAGCAGGAACGCATTAAGCGACAGGTTGGTCCTGACGGTCAGCCCTATACCCCGCGCCGTGCTCAACCACTGCGCCGCAAGAAAGGCCGTATTAAGCGCGAGATGTTCAGCAAGCTACGCACCAATAAATACATGAAGGCGCTCGGCACAGGTAATGACGCGGTGGTGGAATTTACCGGGCAGGTTCAGCGCATGGCGAAAGTTCACCATTACGGGCTGCGTGACAGGCCATCACTTAAGGCCGGAGAGGTTAAGTACGAAGCTCGTCCGCTGCTGGGGCTGGATGCCGAAGACATGAAAATCGTTGAAGTTGAATTTCTAATGTTGCTTGAATCGGGCTTGCGAGGATGTGTATAGCCCAATAAAAACACTGTACAAATAACCATAAAAAATAAATAATATGTTCTGATGAATATGGTGATTAGTCATGAAAGAAATTGAGATAAAAAAGGTTTTAATAGAATCGTTGATTAACGGAGTAGATAGTATAATAAGCTCTGAGTTTCGATTCGATTTTGGAACTCGAAGAGCTGACGTAATTTGCATGGAGCAAGGTAATCTTATTGCTTTTGAGATCAAAGGCGCGGGTGATAATACTGATAGGCTTGAGAGTCAAATTGAAAGTTATAAGAAATATTTTGATTTTTGTTTTATTGTTTGCGAGAAAGTAAATCTTCCTAACATTAGGAGGATAACGCCGAAAAGTATTGGGATATTGGTCGTTAATAATGACGGTGTGACTAAAGTAAGAGCTGCTAAGCTCATAAAGAAACAAGATAAAGCCACATTGGCAAGCACAATAGATGTGCGTTTTCTGCGTAAAATAGTTTCCAATAAAAAAGCAAGGTCAAAACATGATCTTTGTGAAGTTCTTTCTACTGAAAAAACTCTTGATCAAGTAAGAGATATTTCAAGAAAAGATTTACTTCTTAAAATAACCGAGCCTTACAAAGCATTTCTCAATGAACTTGGTAAGAAAATACACTCAGATGACATTCTCATATTAACAAGAATGCCATCTAGAGAATTAATCTAATAACCTGAGTCTTGTTCTCGATGTCATAAAATAATTCATTCTCACAGCTATCCAAAATGAAGGGCTTATTCCAGATGGTTCTCCATTTGCTGCACTATTTATCTCATCATCAGCCCAAATACCTAATGATTTATACCTTTCATCTAAAAGCATTTTTTGTGCGCATAGAATATAGCTCCCTGCATTTCTACGATATCTTTTATAAATAAATTTGTTGTCCTGACATATATCAATACGTGGAACAAAAGTCCCGCCCTTGATCTCAACCTGTTGTATGTTTATAGAACCATAATCTCCGTACTTCACATCAAACTCCAAAGATACGCTATTAAAGATATCTTCCTCTATAATAGGGAATTCTCCATGATCATCTTGCCCTTCTGCTGCGGGACTCAAAGGGAAAGATGTACATACGGTTATTATATCTTCAATCTTATGCCTGAAAACCTCGAGTTCTGAACAGGCAAAATTAAAGCCTTCAATTATAGCTTCAGATTTGCCTTTCATCACTTGCTCGCCATCTAATATTACGAACAGCTTACAGTTTGCAGAAAGGTTGTCGAAAATAGGGGAGATGAATTTCTTATAATTATCAAGATAATAGGGTAGCCTTACTGCAAGGTAATCTTTAGATTTCGACATTTCCCTAACAAAACCAGATACTTCAGTGAAATCATCTTCATCATATAAGTGTATCATTGGTATGATGTTTAAGTTGTTATATAAATTTATGAAATATTGCCATTCATAAAAAAAATTACTCTCATCAAGCAATTGCTCTAGTTGATA